GGGGATGACGTAGATCTTGCAAAAGATTCGATCGTCGCCTCTAATTATCAACTTGCGTGCGCCGACTTCCAAGTGAAGATAGGCCTTGCTAAGTCTTTGAGTAGCCTCTCGAATTTCTTCGAGTTTGCGAATCAGAGGTTATGTGAATCCGGGAACATCTCACCACTATCCTTTCTAGAGGAACTTTCCTCTCAGACTTGGAATAGTAGGGTAGAGTTCGCCTCCAAAATCTCGAAGAGATTCGGGATTAAGATGTCCTCCACGGCTCTTTTACGTTTGGTAACTACAGCCAGACAATGGCAAGGCTTAATTCCTGAATTTTCAGGGTTAAGAGACGCCATCTTTACCAGATTCCTCAAATTTATTCTGCTGGGACCGTTTAATGCTTATTGGCATTCTACGATCGAACTCAACATAGACACAGTGACACAATGGTTACAACTCCTCAGTGAGGGGCTGTTAAAACCGGTGTTACAGTCAAATGAGGATCGGGAAAGAATCAGTCAACTACTTTCAAAAGCAGTCCTTGACAAGGTCCTAGCTGTGCTCGAGAGAGCTACGAGTCGATTGCAATCTTCTCGTAATCCTTACAAGTCTCTAGTCAGTCCGCCCTTTACGCCGGGAGGGAACGCTACTCATGGAGTGTTACCACCGCCGCTACCTTTTGCCTTTTCTGGATTTCCAGGGTTCAAACCGAACATGCATCTGATGGGAATTTTCCCATCTATGCAGTCGAATTATCTTCCTGATGAGCTCCATATCAATTTTCTTGAAGCAATCAGTAACTTAGGCTTAACTAGCCAGGAGATACATCTTATACGTACCCAATTCAATGACTTTGTAACCGATTCTATCGGTGTACCTGCTCTTTGTCCGGTATCTTATCTTTACATGTTTCACTGTGCTAACAAGCATAATGAGACTGTTCGGAAACAGATGGTGGACTTAGAAACAGAGTACAAAACATTGCTCAAAGAATGGGACGATCGTGATGTTCCTGCGCAGCTTTTCAAGATGCTCGTCGGGGATAAACCCTCGCCGCTTCCTGCTATCATTACCCTATATGGTAAGGTTTCCGCGCTCCCATTGGTGATTCGTCTGGACGAAGGGG